CTCCTGGACCCCACCTACAGGAAGTTCGTCACCGACCGCCACCTCCTCAACGACTGCGTCCTCATCGAGGTCAACTGGGACGACAACAAGCACATCTCCAGGGAGGCTCTGGACGAGATGCTCGCCATGAAGGCCTCCGACTACGACCGCTTCCTCAATGTCTGGCAGGGTCAGCCTAAGACCCACGCGGACTCCGTGGTGCTGCACGGCAAGCTGGGTTCGTTCGAGTTCGAGCCCATCCCCGACCTGTGGGAGGGCCCCTACCTGGGGCTCGACTGGGGCTTCAGCGTGGACCCCGTGGTGCTCACCAAGAGCTGGGTCTACGAGCGCGTCCTCTACGTGGAGTACGCCGCTCACGCCGACCACCTTGAGGTGGACATGACCGCCGCCCACCTGGACCTCGTCCCCGGCTCGCGGGACAACATCATCAGGGCCGACTGCGCCCGTCCCGAGATGATCAGCCAGATGAAGCGCGAGGGTTTCCGGCGCATGATCCCCTGCAAGAAGTGGAAGGGGTGCGCGGAGGACGGTGCGGACCACCTCAGGAGCTTCGACCAGGTCGTGGTGCACCCACGGGCCCAACGGGCCCTCGACGAGCTTGGCAAGTGGCAGTACAGGGTGGACAAGCTCACCGGCGAGGTCAAAGCGGAGCTCAAGCCCGGGGACGACCACGTGGCCAACGCGCTCACCTATTCGCTGGAACCGATCATCCTCGGCCACAAGCGCACCATCGAGGCCCGCCCCGACCCCGTCGAGCTGGACTCCCTCGGGCGCCCCAGGCCACGCAACGGCGGCGCGGGCGCGGCCTACTTCAGCAAGAACGGTTACCAACTATAGGAGGCAACTAGTGTTGCTAGATATGAAACACGAACTGAGCCAGTCCCCCGTCACCGAGTACGTCGTGCCCGAGCCCACCCCGGGCCACTACGAGTCCCTCGCGTTTCAAACGCATGTGGTGGAAAGAGAGCAGTTAGGGACCCGACGTGGACCGCGAGCTGGTGACGGTCCACGTCTGAATAATAGATAGATGAAGAACGGAGCCCAGATGGCCAAGCGCAAGAGGATGAGCGACCCGACCAGCGACATCGTGGTCGAGATGAAGGAGCGGTTCGCCCTGGCCCAGCAGGCCTCGGAGGACCAGAGGAAGAAGAGCTTGGACGACCTCAAGTTCTGCGACCCGGACCAGCAGTGGGACTCGGTGATCCGCAACCAGCGGGCCAGCGAGGGCCGACCCTGCATCAGCTTCGACCGGCTCAACCAGCAGGTCACACAGATCACCAACGCCCAGCGGGCCAACCGCCCCGCCTGCGCCGTCCACCCCTGCAACGATGGGGCCGACGAGAAGACCGCCGAGGTGCTCCAGGGCCTCATCAGGCACATCGAGTACTCCAGCTCGGCGGACCAGGCCTACGACACGGGCTTCGAGGGCTGCGTCAGGGTCGGGATGGGCTACTGGAGGCTGGAGACCGACTTCGAGGCCCCGGACAGCTTCGACCAGGAGATCAAGATCACCCGCATCGTGAACCCCTTCTCGGTCTACCTCGACCCCTCGTACAAGATGGCCGACGGGTCGGACATCGACTGGTGCATCATCAGCGAGGACGTCTCCAAGGAGGAGTACGAGTCCAAGTACCCCGAGAGCGCCCTGTCGGACTTCAACACCGACTCCTGGCTCACCCTGGGCGACCAGGAGCCCGGTTGGTTCACTTCCGGCTCGGAGGGCCGCAGGGGCTGCAGGGTGTGCGAGTACTTCAAGAAGGTCGAGACCCGCAAGACCCTCGTGAGGCTCAAGTCGGGCCAGGTTGTTCTCAAGGAGGATGCCCCCCGTGGTGCCCGGGTGGTCGACCAGCGCGAGACCACGGTGACCAAGGTCAAGTGGTACAAGTGCAACGGCATCGAGGTGCTGGAGGAGGGCGAGTGGGCCGGTAAGTACATCCCCGTCGTGCCCGTCTTCGGCCAGGAGCTGCACCAGAACGGCGTCAGCACCTACTCCGGCCTCATCCGCAACTGCAAGTCCGAGCAGGTCGAGCTCAACGTCTGCAAGAATAACCTCTTGGAGATGATAGGGCTCGCCCCCAAAGCGCCGTGGGTGGGACCCATGGGGTTCACCGGCTCCGGCGAGAACAAGCAGGTGTGGCAGAACGCCAACCGCGTCAACTACGCCTACCTGGAGTACGCCGTCGAGGACGACCAGGGCCACGAGCTGGCCCCGCCCCAGCGCAACGTCCAGGAGCCCGCCATCCAGGCCCTGATCGAGGCCGTCAACATGGCCGAGAACGACATCAAGACCACCAACGGGCTCTACGATCCCAGCCTGGGCAACAAGATGTCCAACGACCAGTCCGGGCTCGCCATCAAGGCCCTCCAGGCCCAGGGCTCGATCGGCAACTACCACTTCTCCGACAACCTCAGCAGGGCCATCCACCTCACCGGGCTCATGCTGCTCGACCTGATCCCCAAGATATACGACACCAAGCGCGTCGTGAGGATCATCGGGGTCGACGACAAACCCCGGGTGGTCACCATCAACAACGACCTCGCCGAGTCAGCCGAGAAGGTCCACGACGTCCGTGTGGGCCGGTACGACGTCACCGTCGCCTCCGGGCCCTCCAACCAGACCAAACGCCAGGAGAACGCCCAGGCGCTGTTCCAGCTGGCGGGCAAGGACCCGCAACTGATGGGCGTGGCCGGTGACCTCATCGTGGGCCAGCTGGACTTCCCCGAGAAGCAGGCCCTGGTGGACCGCCTCCAGAAGGCCCTGCCGCCCAACCTCCAGGACCCGAAGGACGAGGTCGACCCCCAGCAGCTCCAGCAGCAGCTCCAGCAGGCCAGGCAGATGGTCCAGGCCCTCACCCAGCACCTCCAGCAGGAGACCCAGCTGGCGGACAAGGTGCAGCAGGACCAGAAGACCAAGCTCCAGATCGCCCAGATGGACAGGGACACCGAGCTGCTCAAGCACAAGTCCCAGATGGAGCACGACTCGAACACCTCCATCCTGCAGGCCGAGATGGCCCGGCTGAAGGCCGAGTCCCAGCAGTCGCACTCGATCATGATGGAGGTGCACAAGCACCTGCTGAGCAAGGACATGGGGGTCCACGAGGCCGCCCTGGCCAGCCTCACCACGCCCCAGCCCACGGGGGCCACCAGCGGCCTCCCCCCGTTCCAGCAGGCCAACCCCGTGACCCCCCTGGACCCCACGCAGCACTTCTGAGGGGCCCGGATAATAGATACGAACAGGCGGACCGTGACCGCCCCAACAACACCGCGTCTAGGAGCACAGAATGCCGGAAGTGATGACGTACGACGAGCTCAAGGCCCAGAGGCAGAGCAGGCAGGGTAACACCGAAGTGAAGGCTGAGGTTCCCGAGATGGAACCGGAAGCGGAACCAGCCCCCGCAGAGCAGGCCGAGGACAGCGCCCCCGAGGAGCGCACCGAGGACGAGATCCTATCCTCCGAGGACACTGAACCAGAGACCGCCCCAGAAGCGGACAAGCCAGACAAGCGTTCCAGGGCCGCCGAGAGGCGTATCGCCCAGCTCATCCGTGAGAAGGAACAGCTGAAAGGACAACTCGCTCTTTCGCAGCCCAAGGCACCCGCCGCGATCACCGTCCAGGACGACCCCCAGGGGCCGCCCGACCCACAGCAGTACCAGGACGTGGTCAGCTTCAAGGTCGCCGAGGCCCTCTACCTGAGGGACCAGCAGGCCAAGCACGCCGATTTCCAGGCTAGGTCGAAGAGGCTCCTCCAGGAGCACCCCGACCTCCCCGACCTCATCGCGCAGGACGCCCAGAGGGTCCAGCAGGGCGTGAGCACCTCCAACCCCACCGTGGCCCAGATCGTCCGCGACAGCGACGTCGGCCCGCAGGTATGGTACCACCTCCTCAGCAACCCGGAGGAGGCCCAGCGGATCGCCCGCATGGACCCCGTCGGCACCGCCAGGGCGCTCACGAAGATCGAGCTCAAGTACCAGAACGACAGCGAAGACGCCCCCGGGCCCAAGGTCTCCAAGGCCCCCAAGCCCCTCACCCCGGTCAAGGCCGCGCCACTCAAGGCCCAGAACCAGCGCAAGACCAGGTTCGAGCTCTACTAACCAATAGGAAACCCAAATGGCTTACACCAACGTGTTCCAGAACATCGCCGACATCGCCCCCGAGGCGATCGACGTCCTCACCAACAACCTCGGCTTCTCCCGCACCGTCAGCCGCAAGTACGACAAGGCCTGGGAGCGCAAGGGGGGCCAGATCGGCGACACCTACTCGATCCGCATCCCCGGTTACTACAACCGAGTGGCCGGAGCCGGTGCCGTGCCCAACGGCTACAACGACACCCCCGTGCCCGTCACCCTGGCGCAGTTCAACTCCAGCGTCGTCTTCACCTCCAAGGAGATGACCCTGAACGTGGACGACATGAAGCGCAACGTCCTCGCACCCCTGCTGGAGCCCCTGTGGGAGGGCATGGACACCGACGGCCTCGCCCTCACGTCCAGCCTGTCCCAGTTCTACGGCACCGTCGGGACCGCCATCAGCTCCCTCGCCCCGTTCCTCAACGGTAAGGCCATCATGGAGATCCAGTCATCCAAGCCCGCCGGTCAGGACTGCAACGCCTGCCTGAACCCCCTCATCGAGGGCGGGATGGTCGGCGGCCTCGCCGGGTACTTCGTCTCCAACCGCGAGAAGGAGGACGAGTTCCTGAAGGGCAAGCTGGGCCGCAACGCGGGCATCGACTACTTCAGCACGGCCAACGTGCCGAGCTTCGTCGTCGGCACCTGGGGGGCCTCCACCCCCGTCGTGGCCGCCACCCCGGGCACCACGAACGGCGGCAACACCGTCGCCACCACCGGTTGGGCCTCCGGGGCCTCGACCCTGAACGCCGGTGACTGCTTCACCATCGCGGGCGTGTACGCCTTCAACCCCGCCAACCGCCTAGTCACGGGCTCCCTCAAGGAGTTCACGGTGACCACCAAGGTCTCCGACACCACCGGCGCGATCACGATGACCTTCAGCCCCGCGATGTACGTCAGCGGCCCCCTGCAGAACGTCTCCGCGCTCCCCGTGGCCACCTCGGCGATCTACATGTGGTCCTCGGACGGCACCTCCCCGCTGAACACCTCCACCGGCAAGACCATCCTGCAGAACGTCCTGTACTACGAGGACGCCTTCTGCCTGGCGCTGGCCGACCTGGACGACGTGAACGGCCAGGGTGGGGCCGAGAGCCAGAGGATCCGCGACCCCCGCACGAACCTCAACCTCCGCCTGACCAAGTGGTACGACGGCATCGCCGACCAGGGCATCCTCAGGGCCGACGTGCTCTACGGCTGGGCCCAGCCCCGCCCGGGCTTCGCGCTCCGCGCAATTCAGTAACCACAATGGGGTGACGGTCCTACAGCGCCGTCACCCCGTTCCACCCCGACCCCGACTTCTCCCAAAAGGACACCAACATGGCCAGCACCCCCTACCAGGTCACCGACAACCTCCTGCAGTACGTCTCCCCCACCTCGGGCCTGCAGAGCGCCGCCGTCACCAAGAGCGTCGCCGCCCCCACCCTCACCGCCTCCGCCACCGCCGTCATGATGGGCGTGGGGGCCGTGCTCACCCCGAACTTCAGCTCCCGCGCCCTCGTCACCGTCTCCGGCCAGATGGCCAACTCGGTGATCAATGACGGCGCGACCGTCGACCTCCGCATCAGCGCGGTCGCCGGTCAGGCCGCCCCCGCCAACGGTGCCGCCGTCGTGGGCACCCTCCTGGGCATCGCCCAGACCGAGACCTCCCTCGTGGCGGCCTCGAAGAGCGGGTTCTCGATCACCTCGATCGCCACCGGCCTCACCCCCGGCTCCAGCTACTGGGTCGACGCCTCCCTCCTGGCCGTCACCGGCGGGAACGCCACCATCACCGGCGTCACCGTCACCGCCGTGGAGCTGATCTGATGCGAGCCTGGGATGGGGTCGGCTGGCCCCACAGGGTCTACCATCCCACCCTCGCGGCGTTCATGTGCCCCTCATTGGCCTTCATCGAGTCCTTGCCAGA